GAAGATCATGAGGTGCACTATTCCAAGTTTGGATAGGTCTGATGAAGTCTACCTCCGCGTTCAAAGACATCACACATGTCTAGTGGCTGCATTGATAGATTGGGTGGAAGAACAAAATGTGGTCACTTACAACAAAAAATGGCTTTTGACATACATAAACTACATTGTCACAGTCAAAAACTCAACAGATCCAAGATTTTTGGATAGACAAAATTATTATTAAGCTTTTGCAAGCATTAGGTAGCGGTGACGCACTTAGAGATATTACGGCTAAGTATGGAAATCTGAGTGTAGTGGGGGGGGATGGTCATTCGACAACCCCCCCACACACGATGGATTATTCAGAAAAGAACAGTGATCAAGATCTTGACAGCCCTGCAGTCATAGGAGATGAGGAAGATCACATCGAAGATGTCACAAATCACAAAGGAGAGACTAGATCTAGAGTGATTCATGGGGATCAATACTACAAGACCACTGTGCCTGTGGAGCTGCCAGTCTCTAGTGTTGTTGATGACATTTTGAATAGTGTGTACAGCTTAGAAAAGCTGTCAGCATATTACGAGCGAGCAAAAGATCTTTTATCAGCAGGGGTGGTCACACCTCATTCCTGGTCGAGATTCCTGGTTATGTTGGGACCAAGAAGTGAAAAAATGGATGCTTTGACAAACGGAGAAATCACACTTCATCTGAACAACATGTACCACACCATCAGAGCAGCAATTCAGTTCTGTGTGGCAGGTTACAAGGTTCATCTGATTGAAGCAACAGCTGTGAACCAGGTTAGAATGGTGGCAGATGTTGACCTGTTGATTAGCAAGGACAACGATGTCATCTGTCTGGACGTGACTAAAGGCACAGATGATGGAACTGGCAAAGTTTATTTCCCAGATGAGGACACACCAAAGTGGCTGAATGAAAAGATCGCCGAAAAATCAGCGAAACTGAGGTCCACGTTCCCAGAGTCCAATTTCATTGTTGGTGTGGTTTTAGTCAATTACAAGATGGTTGAGGTTGTAATGGCACAACAAGAGATAAGGAGCGGAGAGCTGCATGAGGATTTTGAGTTTGCAGATCTGATTATGGAGAGGGCCAGACGATTGACTAGAACTGACACAAACGAAATACTCCATCACATTTCAAAACATGAGGCTGAACAAGTGAACCATTTTAACAATAATGCCAAAATGAAAAAATGGGTCTCCATGAATGAAGCTAAAATAGTTTCAGCTGTCTCAGAAAACTCAGAGGCAAGTGCAAAACTTTACGAGGCATTCACAGCTGCTGCTTCTGACAAAGCAAAAGAAGTTTACAGCACAAACCTGCGAACAGCATACGAGCCAAACAAGTGGAAAGATCAGCTAGGGAAGAGCAGAGGGGTGGGAACGAAGCCGTTCTTAAATCATAGAATGATAGCAGTTGGTGACAATCCCTACAACTTTGCTGATTCTCATCTGAGAGCTAAGCAACTGGTTGAGGACGGGTTGTCCCAGTCTCCACCTCTGGAACCATCCTGGTTTCTGTGGGCCTTTTCACTCTGTAGTGATCTTCAACCCCATCCCACACCTGAAGAATGGAAAAAGTGTCCAAGCGGCTTGATGAGAGATCTACATCACAAAATGACAATGCAGAGGGCATTCACATTCAATGAAGAGGGTGAAAAGATCCCATTAGGCGCTGTGAAGGTGTCATTTGGCAAAGACAGCTCAATTGATTGCTTGAAGACATACATGGAGTTGAGGGAGAAGGACGGCATACAACATGAAATGAGTTACAGCGAGTTGGAGAAGAAGTGGAAAACAACAGAACAGTACTTGAATTCAGTTTCCCCATTGACTCGCAATGCTGTTGACATTCAAATGATCATAGAGAATCTAGATCAAGAGAATCAACCAGAAAAAAAGATAAGATTGGCTCTTGCCCAATCATTTATTCATATTGCACCAACCAAGATGTTTCGTCATGTCGATGATGTGCAAGATGTTGCTCTTGCCATAAACTCTGGGAGGAAGAAAAATAAGAGAGTCAAGAAGGAAGGGAGCATTTTTTCGAATGAGTTGATATTGTCAGTGGATCCATTGAAGTATAAGAAAGGGATAGTTTTCTCAACAATAGTTGGATCTGAGGAACAGAGAGACACCACATACATGGTGGCAGGCATTTTCTCAGATGAACATGTGCCAAATGATGTGGTTTTTAATCATAGCGTGGGTCAAAGCAGATGGTTGAACATGTCCAAGCCACAACTTGATTGGCAAGTTGTGGTGTTAGGGAAGACTCTTAGTTATTGGACACAGAGATTTGACGTCGCTTTGGTCAACAGAGGGGAATCGAACATACAGAGAGAGATGGAGTCCAGCATGATGTCAATTGCACTGATGCTGATGAACGACAGCAAGTTCTCACAATGCAACGAATCTGTCAGGTATCTTTTTGTCAACACCACTGGTAAAAACACAAATCAAAAGGGGCTGTGGGACAAAAATGACTGGTTTGCACCCAGAAAATGGATACAATCTCTTTACATGCTTAGAATGCTGAAGATGTCCACATTTATCGATTTGATGAAGAAAAACCAAAAACTGAAACTACTAGGTGTGCAAGGCAAAGTTGAAGTCAACAATAGAACAAAAAGGGACACAAAAGATTGGAACATAGCAATGCCAAATGAAACACAACCAGCTTACTCCTTACAGGCCATTTACAACTCTTTCTATGTCTGCAGAGAAATGGCAATTAACCGACACAACACACTTGTTTCTCAAGCTAGGGTTGTGCAAAAGGATCTGGAGATGAGACTGCTCTACAATGCTGCCCTAGATGAGAGATCGAACAACCCTGACGGCACTGCTTCAGCCTGGAGATTGATGCGAAGGCAGCAGATGAGGGATGTGAAACGAAAGGATCTTTCAGACAAGGAGTTTTTCATGAAACACATCTTCAAAAAGCCAAACAAGCAGTTTGACCCCTGTTTGATAACTGTGGCATTTGGCTCAGTGGTTTCCACCTTTGAGGCACACAAAAAGGAGCACCCAAGTGTTGAGTCATTTAAGGACCTGTGCGATCTAACTCATGACATGACGTCCACAATGGCATCTCTCAGAATGGAAGACATCATGAATTCAAGAGCATCATGCACTTTTGGTAATGAGCATGGGCTTGGGAATTACACTGAGGTACACAAGAAGTTCAAGGCAAAGAACAAGAAAGGCGATTGGGTGGAAAATGAAAAACTTGAAAGGAAAACACAAAGCTCAACATGCTACAAGAGCTTGTGTGAGTACATGAAGCATGTGGTGGATGATGGAAAGAAAACAGTCAACTTTGACGTGTTCTTTGAAGATAAGGAAGAAGAGTACAAAGACCCAAAAGAAAATCTCCCTCCACCTGGTGAATTTTTGACTTACCCATCGACAATAATGCCATACTTGTGGCACATCATACATGAAATGCCGCCAATGATCAGACGAATGGTGCACAAAGACCAGATCGGTGACAGAGAAATATCCATCATGAATTCCCCAATGAGGATCGTGGCATATTTTCTGGACTGTTGGGCTAGAGAGATAAAAGCATCAGAACACCAGTCAGGTGACCAAACAAATTTGATAGAGATCAGAGAAAAAGACAGAATTGCAACGGACTTGTTTGAGTATGCCATGAGGGTTTCTGCAAAAGGAGATGATAACATAGTTGTAAATTTTGACAATGCTGATTGCAGCAAATGGGGCCCAGGGCATATGATGACTGTTTTTTATGTTTGCCTAGGGATGCGTGTGAATGACTTTTCGGCTAGATACACAATCAGGCAGTGTTTATGCCTCTTCTCCAATAAAGTATTCAAGCTCCCAGACAAGCTTTTCCAACATGTCTACACGCAAAAGAGGAAAGAAAACACCTCAGTAGTGGAGAAGGTCTCAAACATGTTGAGAGACGCAGACATTAGGACTGTCAATTTGAAGAAAGCAATACTCATTTCCTCTGAAGGGATGGGCCAGGGGCTCTTAGGTTGCACATCTTCGGTAGTTGGAACTGACTCATTGAGGTTGTCAGGTAAGATACTTATGATAAAATGGTCCACAGTCAAACTTGAAGTGAAAGCTTTGTGCACGTCTGACGATTATGTCAGGTCACTGATTTTCGACAAGCATGATGTCTCCTCTGGGAACAATCCACAAAAAGTTCTAACAGACTGTGTTTCATGGGTGATCAAAGTGGGGCTGGCATTTTCAATCAAAAGAAATGCAGAGAAAAGCACTCTCTCACCAATGATAATGGAGCTGAACAGCATTTTCCATCAAGCTGGCTCTAGAAACAACCCTGATGTTAAAAGCAGAATAAGTTTTGTGGACTATGGTGAAGCGAGAGAGCCTTTTGAGAACATGCAAAGATGTGTCAGGCAATCAGAATCTTACTTGAAGATGGAATCCTCAGTTGTCGGTGCAACCTGGGTTGGTGTGATCAATTTGTGGCTGGCAATGATACAGAATCAAAACATGGGTTTGTTCCGTGAGCTAAGGGGACAACTGAACTACGTTCCGTTGGAGTTGGGTGGAATACCCAAAATAAATGTGCTGAAGGGAGTGGCTCTGCACAAGATGGAGAATATGATGCTGAACTATTCATTGGCAGGGATGGAAAAGAATACATCTATATGCTTTGACATAATGAAGGAGTCAGTCATGTATGATGTGGAAGAAGAAGACAAAACACCTATAATCTCAATGGCAATGTTTGAAGAGACCGAGGATGGAACTTGGGTTGAGACTGAAGCCTATGAGAAGTTTGACCCGCTCATTGATAGAAGAATAAAGATGACAAAAGAAATGAGGAATTTTGAGTCTGGAAATAGCAGAACAGGGTGCACAAGACTGGATGTGAGAAGTTCCAAGAAAAACAGACTAAACAGAGAGTTCTTGGTCAGCATGCCAGAAAGTTGTTGGGGTGCATTAAAATACAAGACAAAACACCGCTGTTTGTTGACTTGTCTGATGTCTAATTCACAGAGAGACAATGCCGATGGGTCGGCAATGACATCCAAGGACAGACATTATCAGTCGACAGTGCCTGGTCATCTGAAAGTCTTTTGGCTTAGATCAAGACTTCTACGTGAACTGGTGGGGTCAGAGAGAGCTAGCAGAAAGGACATGTTTGATGCAGCAAGGAAGTGGCTGGAATTAAGACATACCTCAACCTTTAGTGAAAAGTTCATAAAAATAGGCTCCTTGGAGATAACAAGGACCATGAATGAGCAAATGACTGCTAGAATAGACGAGAATAGAACATTGTACGAGAGAAGGATGAAGTGTGTCCAGAACATAAGATCTGTGATACCCATACACAGATATCCTAGAACTATGAAGCAAACACAGAATTACTTGCCCAGAGATTACGTGAACAACACAATGAACGAATTCGACAGGTTGTACAAAACAACAGTACTGGGTGGTGACAATGATGTTATCAGAACATTTGACTATTTGATGGTCAGGACAACCACACTTAATAGAGTGGAGGACTGGCAATCAAGAGTGCAGAAAATTTATGTGACTCTACCCAATGGGTTTGTGAAAGGGACCAAACTGGAGATACTTCTGTTGCAAACTAGTTTCATAGAGAATGGTTCACTAACTTTTGATTACATGCCTGAAAGAGACAGTGATCCAACCATTGAACATTGGTATGAGAGGCTGGTTCCCAGAATTTCTGTGATGTCCACTCAGTTCATGAAGAACTGGAACACTTCATGGCATTCTAATAATGAGTTTGAACTGGAACAAAAGAAGAAATTGGCAGATGGTTGGCAAGAGGCAACACCAAAAGGAAAACCACGAAACAAGAAGAACACAAAAGGAAGGGGCAAGTCAAAGAAAGGCAGCAGTGTGGTGACCACATGGGAAAATGTGGACATGAAGGAGTCAGGTGACAGAGCGATCCCCAAAATAACAGCTGCAACAGTCAGGCAGGTGGATGTGACTGGGTTAGTGAATGCATGTGTGTCAGAAACTGTTATCCGAGCAGAGACAATCGATGCAGCTCACACCCTGTCTGGTTACTTTCTTGCTATAAGTAAGAGGATGAGAGCCAATGTCAACCGATTCACAAAAAAGAACCCTTTATCAGTTGCATACTTCACCCCTTTCATGATGACACCGAGTAGATTGAAACTGCCAAGCACAACAACCACCTTTGATTCTGCCAAAGTTGTGCCACAAATATACCCTTGGCATAATGATGCTGGAGATTTGTTGAGGATAGTCTTGAACACAAAGGTGGGCGGTGCTTGGCACCATTACTACACAAACTTTGTGAAGAGGGCCGAAATGACCAAGCCCGGACAATCAAACAGCGCAGACAAATTCTTTGAAACCAATGCATTTGACCAGACAATGATGGTGGAATTCAGATCCTTGGGTGGTTACATATATCTGGTGGACTATGTGACACAAAACCTGATATTGCCCATCTGTAGAGAAGCTGTTGTAAGTGCAACGAGGTTCACAGTAGAAGGTGGAAATAAACCTTTCGTTGATAGGAAAACAATGGAGTATTTGGCAACCAACAGTTTAAGTGTTACAATTGAGGCCACTACAGAAACCATTAAGCCTATGCCAGATGATTTTCTTTCCAAGGTGGAGGGTGTTGAAAAGGATAGGGATGCTGAGGAAAATGAATCTGTCCTAAAAACCATGATGTCAATTCAGCCAAACGAACTAGATGTGATGGAAGTAACTTTTGATGATATGTTCAGTTCTGACACTGAGGAAGAAACTGAATCCAGTGAGGAACACCGGTTGTTGGAAAAGAGAAATTGGGCAAGTGACGAAGAGGATGACATGGAGTACGAGGAACCAACTGTGACAGTAACAGCTTCTTGTGACTCAACATTGGCAGCATATGCAGTGCAGTTCCCTTTTACTGGTTATGTTGCAGAGACTGAGGTTGAGACAGATGATGGGCCCATGTACCAAGTTAAGAAGATCATGAGGTGCACTATTCCAAGTTTGGATAGGTCTGATGAAGTCTACCTCCGCGTTCAAAGACATCACACATGTCTAGTGGCTGCATTGATAGATTGGGTGGAAGAACAAAATGTGGT